GATGAGGAAGGCGATCCGGCAACGTGGCGCAAAGTGCAACCGCACATGGGTATAACTGTTTATGAAGATTTCTATATCGACGCATACCAGAAGGCTTTATATAGCGCACCGGATGCGCTAGAGTTTCGAACAAAGTTACTTAATGTGTTTGCGGTTGATTCGACAACAAAATGGATTGAGGCAAAGCAGATAGAAGAACGATTCAAAGATATTAGAATTGAGAATATCGGTACTTATCCGTTAACGATGGCGGCGGTTGATTTATCCGTACGAGACGACTTTTCTTCGGTTACTTATAATATCTATTCGAAAGAAAGCGGTTCTTTTCATTCGCACACGGATTACTATTTTCCGAAAGGAGCTTTGAAAGATCATCCGAATCGGGAACTCTACGAAGGTTGGGCGAAAGCGGGTTATCTGATTCTTTGCGATGGTGATATTATCGACTATCAGCAAATAGTAAACGATATACTTGCACGTGCAAAATATCTGCAAATTATGGGAGTTGGCTATGATCCATATAAATCGGCTGAATTTGTGAACCTTCTTACTTATTCCGTAGGCGGTACAAGTGAATATATTAAACCCGTTAAACAGACATACGGAACGTTTACAAGTCCTATCGAATCTTTTGAACTCGCTTTGTACCGGAGCAAACTAACTTTTAGCCCTAATCCAATAACGCCGTTTTGCTTTGGAAACGCAGTGTTAGACGAAGATCGGAACATGAATAAGAAGCCAGTCAAGAAAACGCATAACGCGAAGATTGATTCGACGATAACAAACCTAATGACATTCTACTTATTTAATAACATGGAGGTATAATGAAACTATCTTTTAATTTAGAAACGGGACGTTCAAAGACACAAGAACGCGCCTTAAATGCAGAGACAAACACGACGGATAAAGATGCGGCGATAAATACTCGATTACCATCGTTGCCCGGTCAGCCAATAGACGTACATAACAGCAATCAAGCGATGAAACTATCCGCCGCATACAGATGTACTTCCATTCTTTCGGGGACTATTGCATCTTTGCCGCTTATTATAAAACGAAAAAAGGACGGTTATTTCTCACCGGATGAAGAAAACGAATTGTATTCGATATTAACCCGTATGCCTAACCGTCGAATGAATAGCTTCGAGCTTGTTAGGAATATGGTTGTTCAAATCGTAAATCAAGGAAACGCCTACATCGTTATTCGTCGAAAGTTCGGTAGTGTCAGTGAGCTTGTATTATGCGCAAATAATACAGTTACTTATGATAAATTGAATGATGCCTATATTATTTCCGATCCATACAACCGGATATACGGGCGGTTTGAACCCCACGAAATAATCCATCTTAAAAACAATAGTTTGGACGGTGGGTATACAGGGGTGAGTACTATAACGTACGCTAGTCGCATATTTTCAATCGCTGCAAGCGCTGATAATCAGAATTTGCGAACCTTTCAAAATGGAAGTAAAATAAAGGGGCTTGTTTCTGGTGCAAAAGAGACAAATAG